GCCCCCGTCCAAAGTGAGGTCGACCTCATCCCGCAAACCCCTCCCGACGACCCCTTCAGCCGGGTGCAATCGGACGACGACTACCGGCACGAATGGATCGCCGCTCGGGTGGCGGCGATGGTCGACGCGGGCAAACCCCTACCCGGCGCGGCGATGTGGGAGGACGTCGAGAATCTCTACGACGAAGGCAAACGACGCGGACACCTCCCGTGACCCTCCGACGCCCCGGCTCCAAGCGGAAGCGCCCGCCGAACGTCGCATGGCTCGACTACGCTCGATTCACGTTCATCGAGGACGAACGCCAACGCAACGACCCGTTCGAACGCATGAAGAGGACCGTACAAGCGATCGTCAACACCCAACGATGCACGCGAAGCTTCCACGACGTGCTCTTTCCGAATCTCCCCTATCGCCCGTGACCCTCCTGAAGATTCTCGCGATGCTCCAAGAACCCATCACCCTCGCCCTCGTCCGGCGAACCGACCACCGACTCCTCACGCTGCAAGGAATTCAGAAAGTCGATCTGCCCGCAGCGCGACCCCTTTTTGGCGATGATCCGCGCGTCTCTTTGAGCGCAAAACTCGCGACGCTGAACGTCCACGCACACGCCGCTCGGCTCCAGCTTCGGTGGCAAGGAGCGACGCAATGGCTCGGAGCGATCCGACCCATCACCGCGTACGAAGCGGTCGTATGGTCGGGCACTCCGACCGACGAGTGTTCGTGGTCGACGGAGGAGGAGATCGGTCGCGGTCAGCGGGCGGAGGTGTACCGGAGGATCTTCCAGCGCATCCGGGAACGAGCGGCGGTCGTCGACGAGGGGGCGGGCGACGCGCGCGAGCTCGCTCTGGTGAAGCCCGCGGCGGCGCAGTGTCCTCGATGCAAAGGGACGCTCAAGCTGCGGGTGCGGAAGCCGGGGCAGGAGCCGAGGTTTGATTGTCGGTTGTGCGTGACGTCGTGGGCGCTTCGTCAGGGGACGTTGCAGCGGATAGCCTCGCTGCCATGAGGGTTGGTCTACACGCCTCGATGTACGCGTTCGCCGGTGGGGTCGTGCCGGCCGGACCGATGACCGAGCAGGAGCTCGGGATCGCGAACGCCTTGTCGGTTCACTTCGGGATGCCGCTTGAGGAACTGCACGTGGTGACGGACGGTGGGGAGGCGCGGGCGTGGTGGTGGAGCGCGCGAGGACGAGTGCACGTGCTGTACGCGTACGGTCGCGCGCTGCGGGGCGGTGGAGCCGACCTGCGATCGCCCGAGTCGGCCGCGGCATCCTGAAGGCATGCCGACGAAGGAATTGAATCAGGATGACATGGACAAGGACGTGCGCGCGACGAAAGTGAGGTCGACCTCACTTTCGTGACACCCTCCGGGATCGGAGGAAGGACGATTGCAACGAGAGGCCCGGTGCAAGGGCTGCGGGGGACCTTTATCGGTCCTCGATGCGGGGTGGTGTGCGAAGCGCGCGTGCCGCGACCAAGCCGCCAACCTGGCGTTGGCGAAGGTGCGCGCGATGTCCCCGGACGAGCGGGCCAACCTCGCCGCGAAGGCGCTCGTCGCCAAGGCCAAGCGCGCCTACGACGACCCGGTGCCGTTCTTCGAGCTCGTCCTGCGCGACGAGTCGACGCAGAAACCCGTCAAGGTCCCCGCTCACCAGAAGGTCATCCTGTCGTTCGTCAACCATCCGGCGCACGACAAGAGCGTCCTCATCCTCGCGGTCGGTCACGGCAAGACCACCACGTGCACCGGGCTCGGCCTTTGGATGCTCGGGCGCAATCCGCGCATGCGCGGGCTGTTCGTGAGCGCGACCCAACAACAAGCGAAGAAGCCGCTCGTCCTTTTGCGGCAGCTCATCGAGTCCAGCGAGGCGCTGCGCTTGGTGATGCCGAAGCTCATCCCGTCTCGGCGTCCGGGCGAGCCGTGGAGCGACACGGCGATCACCGTCGACCGTCCGCTCGGAATCCGCGACCCGTCCTTCGTGGCCATGGGCATCGACAGCGAGTCGATGCCCGGGTCCCGCATCGACTACGTGATCGTGGACGACCTTTTGAACCTCGAGAACACGTCAACTCCCGAGCAGCGGCAGGCGACGTACGACAAGTTCTTCGGGCAGGTGACGAACCGGCTCGAGCCGAAGAAGTCGAGCCGGCTCATCGTCATCAACACGACGTGGCATCCGCAGGACTACGTGAACCGCATCGCGAAGTTCATGCCCACCTTGCGCATGAGCGCCGCCGGCGACGTGTGGGTCGCGAACGAGGACAAGCACTGGGAGTGCCCCGAGCTCGTGAGCACGGGGGTCATCGAGAACGACGGGTCGATGAAGTGCCGGCTCGTCGAGCGCGACGAGGGCGAGACGCTGTGGCCGGACCGCTACGACAAGGAGCAGCTCGAAAAGGAACGGACGAACTACCAGCACGCACCGGGCATGTTCAATCGGCTGTTTCTGTCCGATCCGAACGACGACACGACCGCCCTTTGCAAAAAGGAGTTCGTCGAGCGGTGCAAGAAGCAGGCGATCGAGCTCAAGGTCTTCGGACTCGTGCCGATGTTCGACGAGCAGTCGATGGGCGGGTGGTGGACGTTCACGGGGGTGGACCTCGCGGTCACTCCGGACAAGAAGGGCGGGCAGACGGCGTTCTTTACGTTCGCGGTGCGGGGCGAGGACTGGGTGACCCGCATGCAGATGCAGGCGATCGGGCCACCGAAGCCGGAGAAGGTGCGGGTCGAGGGGTTGTGCCAGATCCTCGACATCGACATCGGCAACTGGGACGCGATGACGATCATCACGAAGCTGCTCGACAAGATCCGCTTGTACAAGTCGTTCGCCGCGGTCGAGAACAACGCGACCCAGGAGTTTCTCATCCAGATCGCTCGCTCCATGGCGAAGGACCTTCCCATCCGGTCGCACAACACGACGGCGCAGGGGAAGGCGCACCCGTGGCAAGGGGTCATCGGAATCTTCTACGAGATGGCCGAAGGGCGGTGGCTCATCCCGACGACCCAGGAGGGGCGCGTGCACCGGAACGTGGATCGGTTCGCCGAGGCGTGCACGGGCTACTCGCCGACCCGGCACACGGCGGATGTGCTCATGGCGTCGTTCATCGCTCGCTCGTTGGCGATGAAGCTCGGCGCCTTGTCGATGGGACCGTCGAGCATGGCGGGCGAGCTTTCGGTCGGGCAGCGCGTGATGCGGAGGTGATCGATGCCTGAGGACGACAAGAGCCCGCAGGAGCTCATCGAGGAACTGCGCAAGCGAGTGGACGCGCTCGAGCGCAAGGACCGCACGGCGAGCCATGCGTGGGCCCAGCGGAAGCTCGACGAGGCGGTCGAGGTCGAGGCGACCCTGAAGCGGCTGTACGGCAAAGGCCGGCGACGGCTGATGTTCTGAAAGTGAGGTCGACCTCACTTTGCTCGGGCGCCATGTACGCGCGTAGGTTCCCCACGTGGCCAAGTGGATCCTGCTGAACGAAGTCTTCGTCGGTGTCACCCGGTTTTTCCCCGGTACGATCATCGACGACGCCGTCCAACCCCTTGCGCCGATCCAAGCCGTCGGCGGGCAGTTCTGGCCGGGCAGCGACCCGGTCGTCCTCGCCGCGGCGCAGCTCGCCCAACAGCTGAAGGCGCGAGGCCAGGGGCAGGCGTCGCCGCTCAGCGACATGGTGCACGCCGGCGCGCTCGCGTCGCTCCTCGACACTGACCAGCCTCTTTCGAATCCGACAGTCGACGGGCTGTCGTCGTTTCTGCCCGGGACCGTGGCTCCTGCTCAGGAGGCGCGCACCAAGACGGCGATCTACACCGCGCAGACGACGGCCGCGTCGCACACGAGCATCCAGGTCGGTCCGAACATCCCGCTTCCGGGCACCGCCGGCGCTCCGTGCACGCAGGGGCAGTTCGACCTCGACGTCGAGCTCTCGATGGTCTCGACGACCACGGCGGTCGGTGCTCGGTTCAAGATGTCGTGGAGCTGGGCGGTCGTGACCCCAGGCTCGCCGGTCGCGATGGGTGCGTTGCTCACGTCGTTGCAGATCGGGACGAACGCGGGGGCGCCGCCTTCGGGGTGGTCGGCCGCGTTGCAGCTCGACGGGACGAGCAAGTTCGCCCAGGTCATTGTGACGGGCGATGCGAGCCTCACGGTCGACGTGAAGGCGCTGACGCAGTGGGGCTACCTGTTCTGAGATGGCTCCCCCTGTAGGACTCGGCTCACGGCTCATCGGTCCGGACGCGATTCCGTTCGTCCCGACCGACCTGGCCACGCTCGCGTGGTGGTTGCGCGCTGACCTCGGGCAGACGCCGTCGGGTGGACCGCTTTCGGGGTGGGCGGACCAGAGCGGCGTCGGCGACGTCAACGAGAACGCCTCACAGGCGACGTCGGGCAGCCGCCCAACGGTCATCGCCAGCGACAGTGCGTGGAACCATCGGACGTCGCTGGCTCTCGCGAGCGCGAGCAATCAGTTCATGTCGACGGGCTTCTTCCACACGGCCCCTCCGGTCACGACTTCGGGCATCACGGTGTTCGTCGTCGGCAACACGGACGGCACCAGCTCCGCGCAGGTGTTCATCGATGACTTCAACGCGTTCGCGACAATGATGCTGAGCAACGGATCGAGCGCGTCGGAGATCAGCCTCAACTGCGGGGCTGCGTTGTCGGCGACCATCGGCGCGGGCGCCCTCGCGGGCCCGAGCATCATGGCGTTCCAGTACAAAGCGGGCGCGTCGACGAACAAGCTGTACTGGAACGCGAAGACCCCCGTAGCGACTGGCTCGTGCGGCAGCGGGCAGCCGTCGTCGTTTGCGATCGGGTCGACGACGGGCGGCGCGCAATCGTTGAACGGCAAGGTGCTCGAGTACGCGATGTTCAAGGCGCTGCTCGACAGCGCCGACATGAACTCGATGTGGGGCTACCTCGGGTCCCGGTACAACGTGTCGATCGGCGCGTGACCGAAAGTGAGGTCGACCTCACTTTCCGCGTAGGCTCTTCGCCATGGGCTTCCGCGACGACGATGACGAGTTGTGCCGGCCGGAGATCGTTCGGCGCAAAGGCTTCCGCGGTGACACGCTCGTCTTCCAGGTGCAGTTCTTCCAGCCGGGGGTGCAAACGCTCGCGCCGTTCCTCCAGCGCTACCGGCGGGACGGCGCGCCTTCGACCGTGGCGATGCAGGCGGCGACGCCGTCGGGCAACCCGCAGAACATCACGGGATGGTTCATCGCGTGTTTGCTCAAGTACCAAACGGCCGACCAGGACAATCAGGCGGTCGCGACCAGCAAGACGACCGGAGTGGCGCCGAACATCATCACGATCGTGAACGCGGCCGCGGGCATCGCCCAGGTGCAGTTCGGTCCGTTGAACACGATCGCGCTCGCGGACGGCCCGATCCGGCTCGTGTACGACGTCCAGGGCATCGACCCGTCGGGCAACGTGTACACGGGGGAGCACGGTGAGTACCTGGTGTTCCCCGACGTGACGCGGGCCACCGCGCCCTTTTGACCCTCCCGCGGGGGATTGGACCCCCTCGGGGTGAAAACGCGTCCACGGGGCGCGTGGACCAGGCGTTAGGGTCTGCCGTACCGTCGCCCCATGGTGTTCACGACGGTCGGCAGGGAGCTTTCGGTAGGGGCGGATCCCGAGCCCGCGGCATGTGCGTCGTTCGGGCTCGTCGTGCTTGCGGCCAAGGAGCACCAGCACGTCGGCGAGCGGTTCCCGGACGGCGTCACCGTGAAGCGGGTCCCGCTGACCGACGACTACGAGGAGCCGAGCATCGACGACATCAAGCGGGCGACGGCGGCCGCCGAGTTCATCGCGTACACGATGAGTCCGTTCACCGTGTCGTTCGACATCTGGAAGAAGTACGCGCCGAAGCCATTGTTCGGGGGGAGTCCAGACGCCGACCCGCTCGAGCGCATCAAGCCGCAGAAGGTCCTCGTGACGTGCGAGGCGGGGGAGAACCGTTCGCTCTGGCTCGCAGGCATGGCGCTCGTCCTCGCCGGCGAGTGCGACGACGGCGAGTGCTGCCGCAAGTACTTGCAGGACCTCCGGGGAGATCGCGCATTCGCGAACGTTCACATGCGCAAATTGCTTGACCGGTTCATGCCGAAGGAGCTCAAGGCGCTGCGTAGTCCGTCGGTGTCCTTGATGAAGGCCGACACGTCCGGCACGACCGAGGGTGGATTCTCGGTGAAGTGAGCAAGCTCAACCACATCACGACGCACGACGGGGTGCACTACGGCTACGGGTTCTGGTGCCCGGGCTGCAAGGACGTCCACGTCATCACGACGCAACCGTACCCGGGCGGATGGACGTTCAACGGCAACGAGGAGAGCCCGACGTTTGGACCGAGCATCCACGTGCACCAAGTGAAACGGGAAGACGGCACGGTGTTCTCGCCGGCGTGTCATTCGTTCGTGGAGAACGGGCGCATCCGGTATCTCGGCGACTGCGGACACGAGCTCGCGAATCAGGTGGTAGACCTTCTCGACTGGAAGGGTTGGAACGCGGAGGATTACGCATGATCACCCAGGCCGACCTTGTCGCTCGCGCGGACGGCGGGCAGTTCGTGCTGACTCAGGCCGTGAACACGTCGATGACGACGGGGCCGCAGTTCCCGGGCGGGACGCATCCGCTGCAGCGGCTCGTTCCGCACGGCAGCGCGAACCGCACGGCGATCACGTGGAGCGCGGTGTATCGGCAGTGGCAGCTCCGGGGCAACACGCTCGTCGTGGACACCGCCGTCGCGGCGAGCTTCCTCCAGCTCGTGCTGAACGAGGCGAGCTCGCAGATGGATTGCGTCGACCTGCGGCTCAACCTCGTGAACGTTCCGCCGAACGCGACGCGCGCGTCATCGCCGACGGTCGGGATGCCCCAGTTCATTCCGGGGCTTACGCCGTCGGGCGGCACGTGAGCTAACGCAGCGCAAACGTTGCACTTGACCCGAGCTCAACCGGTCCGCGCATACTGCGCGGCATGGGGACCATCATCCTCGACCCGGGAACGACTCCGGGCGCACTCGCTCTCGCGTAGGTCATCTGGAACTCGCTCACGGGGGTGTCGATTCAGACGGGAGGGCAGGCGGCGACGTGGCCGTTTGCGCCCGACTCCTACGACTTCTCGACGCAGGGCGCGTGCACGATCACGATCACGGGGGACACCGGCGTCGCGATGTTCAAGTTCGCCGGTCCGAAGTCACCGACGATTCGTGGAACGATCGACCTCACTGCGTTGGAGGCTCAATTGAGTGGCTCACCGAATTACCTGGACTACGACAGCCCGAGCCAGCTCGGACCCGCCACCTCGGTCATGCTCACCAGCCCGAACTTCACGCGGCAGAAGAGCGGCATCGTGTTCTTGACGGCCCAGTTCGACGGCACGCTCGCATCGCAGGCGAATTTCCAGGCGGCGCTCTACCGCGACTACGGGACGCCGGGGCAGGTGAACCTGAACCAGCTGGCCAACACGCCTGGCGGCCTGGGCGGGACGCCCTACGCCTCGGGGCACATCCACGACACCGACGTCCTGCCCGACAACAACCCGCACACCTACACCATCATCGTGTCGAGCACGGCCGACCTCACGATCGCCGCGGGTGCCGCCAACATCATCGTGTTCGAGCAGGGCGGACCGGGCTGACGCGCTTTCGCGGTATCATCCGTCGGTGGCGTTCGAGGAATCTGCCGCGGCGAGCTCCCCGCCGTCGGCTGAATCCCATGAGGAGTTGAGCCGGGAAGCCAAGCGCAGTCGCCGTCATCGGGACGTGCGCGCGTCGACGGTATCGCTCCGACGAATGCCGAAGCGCGATCGGCTTCTCGCGCGGATGATGTTTCCGCAGGAGGAGATCGACGCGAACCAGGCCGAGCGACCTCGCACGCGCGCCGATTGCTCGGCCGTCGAACGCCCGTGTCCATGGGTCGGGTGCCGGTACCACCTATATCTCGACGTCTCGCCGCGCACGGGCGCAATCAAGATGAACTTCCCCGACCTCGAGCCGGACGAGCTTCAGCACACGTGCGTGCTCGACATCGCGGACCAGGGCGGCGCGACATTGGATGCGACGGGGTTGCTCATGAACGTCACTCGCGAACGAGTTCGGCAGCTCGAGATCATGGCGTTGACGAAGACCGAGGAAAGGCATCTGCCCATGCTGCAGGAGATGAACGGCGAGGAGGTCGACCCGCTGGATCGGCGCCCGGTGAGAGGGGTGTCTGAGGGCATCAATGTGCTCGAGCTCGAGCAAGAACGCGCGCGCGTGGCGGAGAATGAAACGACCGCCGAGCCCGATCCGGAGAATGAAACGACCGCCGAGCCCGATCCGGAGGACGAAGCCCCCGACGAGGATGACGCGGCGGTGCTGCACTCGGGCCCGTTTCTCCGGTGGTTCGGCATTCCGCGCGAAGACGACATCGCGGAAGGCGGCATCCTGGCTCCGGAGGAGTCGAAGCCCATGCCCGCGAAGATCACGAAGACCCAGAAGATCGTCGAAACTGTTGGAGAGCACCCGGGTTGGAACGCGAATGAGATCGCCGACTACATCGAAGACAAGCCCGGTCCGACGTCGGCGACGTTGTCTCAGCTCGTCGCCCGCGGCTTCGTTACGGCCGGGGGCAACCCTCGGAAGTACTTTCCGACGGCGAAGCAGTACGTCGCCCGCGGCACGGCGGGCATCAATCGTACTGCGCCGGCGCGAAAGCCGAAGTCGAAGCCAACGATGACGAAGAGCAAGACGCGTCCGTCCCGCGCGAGCGCTGAGAAGATCGTTGCGACGATGACGCCGATCGCCGGCGTGGAAGCGATGCTTGTCGAGTGCCTCGCGAATGCGAAGCGCGAAGTCGACCGCATCGAGGCGGCGCTGGCGGCGATCCGGGGATAGGCTCCGGGTCGGAGGTCCGATCATGAAAGCAGCGGTCGCGAACGTCTTCTTCCGATTCTCGACGTCCTTCGAGGGACATTGCTCGTGGATGTACTGCGATGTGAAGGGGTACGTGACCACGGGCATCGGAAACCTCATCGACCCGATCGAAGCGGCGCTCGCCCTGCCGTGGTGCATCCAGGGGGACCCGACGCAGCCCGCGGACGTCGACAGCATTGCGGTCGCATGGCACGCGGTGAAGGCGCGCACCGACCTGTACCTCGCCGGCGGGGGTGCGTTCGCGCCGCTCACGAACCTACGCCTGACCGAATCGGCGATCGACAACCTCGTGCAGGGCAAGGCGACCGACAACGAGATCGAGCTGCGGAAGCACTTCCCGGACTACGATGACCTTCCCGCGGACGCGCAGCTTGGCGTGCTCTCCATGGCGTGGGCGATGGGAGCGGACTTCGCTCCCGGGTATCCGAAGTTCACTGCCGCGGTGAACGCGTGCGACTTCGTCGAGTGCGCCGCGCAGTGCTCCATGGACGCGACGGGTAATCCCGGGCTTCGCCCCAGAAACACGGCCGACGTAAAGTTGTTCACCGCCGCGGCCGCCGTCGTGTCGAACCACGGGGATCCCGACGTGCTAACCGGTTGGCCGTGAGCACGAAGGAGATCATCGACAAGCTTCAGGAGGTCCGCACCGAAGGGCTCGCGAGTCCGCGGACCTTCGAGCTCCTCGAGCTCATCGTCGCTCGGCTCGAAGGTCCGTGGGCGGTGCAGGAGGTACCGACGGCGAAGCAGCACAAGAGCTCGGGGTCGATGCCCGCGACGGGCGCGCGTCCGGGGGACGTCATTCGCGGAAGCGCGTGCCCCGTGTGCGGGCGGCGCCGGCGGGAGCGCGGCGAGTGCAAGGCGGACTTCCACACGCTCGGGGATTCGCAATCGCTCGCCGGGCAGGCGAAAGAGCTGTTCGCGTCGTCGGTGGAAAAGCTCGACGAGAAAAAGTGAGGTCGACCTCACTTTCGATTCCGGCTACTTTCCTGCGCAGGTTCCCGGTGGGACCGTGGGCAGGGCGCCCACCGGATTGAGAGCATCTCCGGTGGGCGTTCTTTTTCCTGGGAGGAATCGAATGAGCGTCATCGTGCTTCCGTCGGGTGCCAAGGTCGGTCGCGGTCTGAAGCAGAAGGACCCCGCGACGGCGCTCGTCTCGCTCGCGCTCACCCCCGTGACCGAGCACGCGCCCATCATGAAGGCGTTGAAGGCGCTGAGCGGACAGGCCGACCTCACGGCCTTCGTGAAGCGGATCCTCAACCAGGGGCTCAGCGAAACATGCTGGGCGCACTCGGCGACCGCGTTGAAGTTCGTCGTCGACATGATCCGCAGCGGCAAGGCGGACATGGTGAGCCCGCTGTTCTTCGCGAAGATCATGTACGCGCTCTATCGCGACGCGCAGACGCCCGCGGGCATGCCTCTCCCCGGACCCGGGCTCGAAGACCAGGGAGCGCAGCTGGACGACGCGCGCGATGCGTTTGCTCGATTCGGTTCCGTGCCGTTCGGCAAACCCGAGCAGGACGGCAACACCGACGTGCCGGCGACGCAGGACGATGACGGCGATCCGATCCTTCTGCCCGAGCTCACCGTTCCCGAGGCGGAGACGGGCATCACCGTCCCATTCGGCGGCAGCTACGACATCGCCACGGGGGCGGGCGCGGGAGACCTCGTCGCGGCCTCGCTCGAGGCGAAGAGGCCCGTGTGGTTCGGCACGCTCGTCGGGCAGGCGTTCCAGGCGCTCGTCGCGGGCGACATCGCGCAGCCTTGCGACCCGAGCGACCCGACTGCCGGCGGGCACGCGATGGGTTATCTCGCGTACAAGACCGTTTCGGTGAACGGCACGAAGAAGCGCCAGTACAAGGTGCTGAACAGCTGGGGCGCGGACTGGTGCGAGGGGGGATACGTGTGGGCCTCGGAGGAGTTCGTCGAGGCGAATTGGTCGGCACTTCCGTTTGAGGACAACGCGCCATGAACATCCAGCTCCCTGTCATCCATCTCCTCGTCATGCGTCTCGGAATGCTCGCCCTCGTGTTGGGCGGACTCGTCGTCGGCCAGATCATCCTGTCGTGCACTCCGTCCGCGCCCGGGTCTCCGGCGCCGGCGGACGTGACGATCACGGTGACCGACGCCGGCACTGTCGTGCTCGTCGACGCGGGCAACCCGTGCGCGGCAGCGCAGACGATCACCGACGCTCGCCTCATCTGGGCGGAGGGCGGGTCGCTCGCGGTTCCGTGTCCGAAGTAGCGGCATCATCACCCGCATGAGGCACGAGATCGTTGTGTTCGACCCGGAGGGAGCGATCCCCGAGGGCAAGGTATTCCGCCAAGACGCCGAGCTCGCCGCGATGAAGCGGAACGCGGTGGTGACCATCCCGACCATTCAGCCGAGCGCGCGGCGGCTCCTTTCGTTCTCCAAGTCGCTCTTCGGCGACGGGCTCGAGGTGAGCGAGACCATCCCGAACTACGTGGGAAGCGCCGGGCTGCTCCTTCAGCCGCGCGTGCAAGCCGATCGCGTGAGCTGGGCGGCGATGCTCCGGCATGCGCCCGGAGTGGCCCGCGGTGGCGAGGTGCGGCTCGTCGGAGACCCGCGCTGCGCGCCGTTCGGGCAAGGGCCTGTTTCTGACGATCCGGGCAATCGGGCGAGCGTGGTGAGCGGTGTGCAGATGAGCTCGTCGCTCGCGGTCGTGACGGGCGTGGTGCCGTGTCAGGTACCCGCCGAAGGCTTCTACGCGTTCGCGCTACACGGGTGGGCCCGCGGGTGCCGGCTGGTATGGTTGGCCGTGTCGCAAGCGGAGTAGCGCTCGGGCTCGCTCTCGTCGGCTGCGGTGGCTACTTCACCGACGCCGGCCGGAGCTCGGCGATCGGTGCCGTCCAAGGAGCGACCGACGACGCGTCGCGGAAGCTCATCGACCAGGCTGCCGTGCAGGCGGCCGCGGCTGCACGTGACGAAGCGCTGGGCCCGGCGACCGAAGCCGCGCTGCAGAAGCTCATCGCCGGCGCTGGCGAGTCCGTGCGCGTGCAGATCCTTTCGATCGTGACCGCGCAGCTCCAGAACCAGATGCGCCGGCTCGTGCGAGTGGTCATCGACGAAGCGTTCGGACCGGTCACGCTCGCCGAGCTCGACGCTGCGCGCGAGCGGGTCGTGGGGGCGTCGCTGCAAGCCGACATGGACGCGATCGTCGGGGCGGAGATCCCGAAGGTCGTGGTCGCGTTTCAAACGTCGATGCTGACCGCGCTTGCGCCCTTGCAGCATGCGGCGGATGCCGAAGCGGCGAAGTGGCGACCCATCGCGATCGCGTTTGCCGTGGGGGCGGTCTTTCTGTTCGTGGCGCTGGTGTTCACGTGGCACGTGCTCCAGACCCATCGGAAGCTCCTCGATCGGTTCCTCCCAAAGTGAGGTCGACCTCACTTTCGCGGTAAGGCTCACCCATGCACTTCCAACGGGTGTTCTACCGGTATGTGACGACCCCAGCGGGACCCGCGACCGTTGCGATGGGAGCCGACAGCGCGCCGACGACGGCGTACGGGACGCCCGGGACGGCGCCGGTACCTCAGCCTCCCGCCAAGAGCGCGGCGAACGTGGACAACGTGATCTCGTGCCGCAACTGGGGATCGGCGGCGCCGGCGCCCGTGAACCAGATCGCGGTGGCGATGTGCGGTCCTTCGGGAGCGACCGCTCCCACGGCGAACCTGTACGTGTGGGACGACAACACCCAGCACTGGTACCTGCTCACGGCGACGGCGGTGACGCTCACGGACAACGAGGTGATCCTCATCCCGGTCGCGGCGCTCGCGGAGAATCTCGCGCAGGGCGGTCCGCAGTCGGCGAGCCAGACATCGAACAACGGGGCTGACTACATGCTCGTGGTCGTTGCCCCGGGGAGCCCGACGGCGGGACAGTACTCGTTCGCGATGAGCGCCGTTCTTTCCGCCCCTGCGGCGTGACGGTTCCCCAAAGTGAGGTCGACCTCACTTCCAAGGTAGCTTCCGGCTCATGACCGTCGCCGCTTTGGTGAAGTTCCAGCAGGGAGCAAGCGTCGGCACGCCGGGCGTCGCGCTCATCGGTTCTGCGGGCACGAGCGTCCAAGTCTCCAACGGGGCGAGCAACGCGGGGGTCGTCACGTGGACGTTCACCGTCGTCTCCGTGCCGTTCAGCAGCTCGGTCCCGGTGGGGGTCGCGCAGACGGGCAGCACTCCGACGTGGTCGTTCACTCCGGACGTGTCGGGCTGCTTCATCATCCAGCTCACCGTATCGGACGGAGCGACCCCTCCGAGCACGGCGTCGGACGCGCGCGCGTTCGGCATCTACGAGACCCTGGGATCGCCGTACCTCATCCCGAGCTTCACGGGGGACAACAACAGCCTGAACTTCGGAGGGCAAACGACGGGCTGGGACTTCTACATGGAGAAGTGGCTCAAGCTCGTCACCACGCTCGCGGCGGGCAGCGGCATCACCCAGCTGACGGGCGACGTTCTCGCGGGGCCAGGGACGGGCTCGCAGGTGGCCACGGTTGTGGCGCTCCAGGGCAACCCGGTCGCGAACACGAGCCCGACGAACACGTACGTCCTCACTTGGAACGGCACGCACTGGGCGCCGGCGCCGGGCGGAGGAGGTGGTTCGTCGGTGACGGGCACGGGGCTCTGGTACTCCGCGTCGGGCGTCCTGAACGCGGCCGCGGTCACGCTCACGGGCGATCTCACGCCGAGCGTGCTGTCGGGCAGCAATCTCCCGGTGACGGTGAGCAGTCTGCAAGGGACCTCGTTGACGATCTCGTCTCCGTCGCTCGACCAGGTGCTCACGTGGAACGGGTCGGCGTGGGCGAACGTGGCGCTCCCCAACGCGACCGGGGGCGGCTCGGGGCTCATCCAGCTCAACACCGACCTCGGGGGCACCTACAACGCGCCCCAGGTGGTGGGCATCCTCGACCACTCGCTCCCCTCGTTCTCGGTGGGGTTCCTCTACTCGAACGGCACGACGTGGTCCTTCACGCAGAGCGGCGACACGACCATCTCCGCCGGAGCGGTGCATGTGACCGGGCTCCTATCGAACGCGCTCCCGTCGCTCTCGACGGGATACCTGGAGTGGACCGGGTCGGCCTGGGCGTTCGGATCGGGAGGCGGCTCGGGGGCGATCACCTCGCTCACGGGGGCGGTGACGGGCACGGGACCGGGGGCGACGGCGACGACAATCACGCCCGGCACGAGCGCGCAGGTGCTCATGAGCAACGCCACGCCGACGACGACGTGGACCACCATCTCGGGAGACATCAGCCTCGGTGCGACGGGCTCGGTTTCGGTGGTGGCGCTCCGGGGCAACGCCGTGTCGAACACGAACCCGACGAGCGCTCATCCGATCCTCATCTGGAACGGGAGCACGTGGGCGCCGAGCGTCATCACCGGGGATCTCTCGATCGGGACCTACAGCGGGAGCGCGCAGCCGTACGAGGTGACGGGGCTCTTGAACAACGCGCTGCCCTCGTTGACGACGGGCTACCTCAACTGGACAGGGTCGGCGTGGGCGCTCACGGCGGTGACGAGCGGGATCAACCAGCTCACGGGAGACGTCACCGCAGGCCCGGGGACGGGTTCGCAGGCGGCGACGGTGGTGCAAGCGCAGGCTGGCGAGTACGTCTTCGGTTCGGGTGGCACCATGACCTGGGCGACGGGGGCGACGCCGCTCATCACACAGGCGTCGACGACGAGCGCTACTCCGGCGACATTTACGATCACGCCGCAGACGAGCACGGCTGGGGCAACGGCGAGCGGAAGCATTCTGAGCGTTTCACTCTCGGCTCCGGGAGCGAGTGGGAGCTTCGGGTACTTCGAGATCTCGCAAGGCGGCAGTGTGGTCGCTTACTTCACGGCGTTTCCGTTGAACACTTCGTATGGCGCGATGTACCTGACCGGCAACGCTCCCAATTCTCAGCCCAGCAGTCCGGCCGTTCTTGGCGATGCGACTTACACGTATTTCAATGGTCCTGTGTCAGGGCAAGGCATCATGTCGGCGGGGCTTGGAATTGTCTCCACGTGGAACCTGAACAGCATTCAGTTCTTCAGCAGCATCAATCTCGACTTGGGGGGTGGCGCCGGAGTGATGGGAATTGGTAACGCTTCGACAGTTCCGACTTCCACACCCTCGGGGGGCGGAGTCCTTTGGGCTGCCGGTGGAGCGTTGAAGTGGATCGGATCGTCGGGCACGACGACCACGATGGCGCCGGCCGACCTCGAAGGCTTCCTCGAAACCTCGGGCCATGGACACTGTCCGGTGTGCGGCACCGACTTCGGCTGCGAGTGGAAGAACGAGAAGTACGGCTCGCTCACGATCTGCATGAGCTGCCTCGCCGACAAGATGGGCGAGAACGACTGGATCGTGCGGAAGGTCGCTTGAATGAGCGGCCAGTCCGGCATCACGTTCGATCGGCAGGTCTTCCAGTTCTCGAACGTCGCGGCATCGGGCGGCACCGCCGTCGTCACCATTCCGACGAACGCGGCGCCGTACACCGACAAGGTCATCCGGCTGATGGCGCGCGTCTACACGACGTCGGCGGCGAGCAGCCACCTCGTCAACGCGTTCGCGGGGATTGTGGAGTACGTCGTCGAGAACAAGAACAACACAACGACCGCGGCGCCCGCGCTCTCGACGTCGTCCAACCCGATCAACTCGAACACGACCGGCTTCGCGCTGACGTCGCGCGTGGAGACGGGGGACACGCCGGTGTCGACGTCCACGGCGGTGTGGACTCTCGTGAGCAGTGAGGCGACGCTCACGGTCACCAACAACGCCGCGTCGGGCTCGGTCGCCGTCAACGTCACGGTCGTGGTCGACATCGAGTACGTCGGAAGCGTCTCGGTTCCGTAAGGACGAACTCCCATGGCGAACCCTAATCCGGCTGGAAGATCGCAGGTTCTTCTGGCGCCGAGTTTCGGCGATTGGAGTGACGGCGCCTTCACCGTCTCGTCGACGCAGACGCTCACGCGCGACATGTTCTACACGACGCTCACCGTGAACGTCTCGCAGACGCTCCACACGGCCGGCTACCGCATCTACGCCGACGTCATCATCAACAACGGCACGATCGATTGCAGTGGCGGGAATGCCTCGGGGGCGACGGGCGGAGGCGCTGCGTCGGGAGGGACGCTCTTTGGGGGGACGGCGGGAGCGAATGGGGTGACGGGGACCTCGGGGGGCCCTGTCGCGGGCGCCTCGAGCACCTCGCAACCTGCAGGGAGCTTCGGGGGAACGTCGCTCAGCGGCAACGGTCCTGGGGTAGGCGGCACCGGAGGCACCGGACCGAGCGCTGCGGGAGGCGTCGCCGGAATCGTGAACGGGCTGGGCGCGAATTACGGCCAGATCCGCGCTCAGCCCTTCGCGCTCATGGGCGCGGTCATCGGGGTGGGGAGCGGGACTCCAGCGGTGCTCGTCCTCAGTGGCGCTACGGGCGGTGGCTCGGGCGGCGCGGGCGTCGGCACGGGCAATACCTCGGGCGGGGGTGGAGGCGGCGGTGGAGCGATGGTCGTGTGCTGCCGCTCGCTCCAGGGCAGCGGCGTGTTCAAGGCGACTGGCGGGAACGGTGCCGCGGGGGTCTCGGGCAACGCGGGAGGCGGCGCGGGAGGCGGAGGCGGCTGCATCATCCTTGTCGTGGGGGATTGGTCGCAGTGGACGGGCTCGACGAACGTGGCGGTGGGGAGCGGTGGCGCGGGCATCGGTTCGGGCACGGCCGGTGGTAGCGTAACCGCTCCGATCGTAGGACAAGTCATCCAGATTCAGGCGTGAGGGAGGACATCGTGAGCAAGTTTTTCCAGGTTCCGCAGGACATCGAGGTGAGGCCGTGGAAGGCGATGGACGTGACCGTCACGGGGGAGAAGGTCTCGTTCCTGAAGTACGCGACCTTCTCGTGGCTCGACGATCCGCGCGCGTACACGGACGGGCAACAGGGGTCGATCGTGAAGATGAAGCGGTGGCAGAAGGTCATCGAGAAGTTCGAGGCGGCCAAGCCGGGCGACTTCCTCGAGCTCGAGGACCAGGACTGGACCACGCTCAAGAAGCTCGTGGAGGCGCCCGGGCGCTTCTTCCCCACGCCGGTGGTCATGGCGTGCATGGCGTTTTCGGACGCCGTGCTCAACGCGAAGGACGAGAAGCCCGCCCTCCTCGCGGAGTCGCAACCGAGCTGATGAACGGAGGCCGGCGCTTCACGGTCGGCCTCCTCATCGTCGCGCTCTCACTCGTCGTGGCGTGTGCCACGTGGTCGAAGACGGGAAGCGTGTATCGCTCGCGATGCATTCACGTAGGCATTCGCCCAGCATCAGACGGGATCGGCGACTACGCGATGACGCTGCAGGTATCGACGGAGTGGGGCCCGTGCTTGAATGACGCCGGAGCCAACCCGTGAGAGTCCTTCTGGTCGAAGACGACGAGCCGACCCGCCGCGTCGAGATCCGGATCTTGGAGAACGCGGGGCACGTGGTGTCGTGGGCGGCCACGGGGGACCGTGCGCTCGAGCAGCTGCGCTACTCGGCGATCGACTTCGACGTCGTCATCCTCGACCTCGGATTGCCCGGCAAGAGCGGCGAGGAGATCGCGGGCATCATGCGATGCGACCCGATCCTCAGCACGATCCCGATCGTGGTCGTGACGGGGAAGTCATCCGAGGAGCTCGCGGCGGGCACCGTGAACCCGCTTCAGGGGGTGACGGTCGTGCTCGGTAAGCCTGTCGACGGCGATCATCTTCTGGCTGTGCTCCGGCATCTGGAGACCACCGAAGGGAGCGCGGCCGTCACGACGCCCGAAGATGCGCATGCACCTGAAACCGAAGAGGAAGCAACACCCGAAAGCGAATCATGAGTGCCGTCGCGCTTGCGCACTTCGTACCTCGTAGGAGACTTTTCGCCGTGGCCGAACTTCCGCGACCGCCCAAGCCGCCCCCGCCGGCGCCCGAGACGATGCAAGGCATCGGCAACGGCATCCGCGAGATTCTCATCAAGGTCGACAAGCTCGGCACGGGGCACAAAGAGCTGACCGACGCGATCGGTCGTGTCGAGTACCAGCAGAACGAGCAGGGCTTCGACATCCGCGGGATCAAGCGCGACCAGACCGAGATGAAGCAAACACTCGAGGAGCACGGCGACCGGCTCGTCGACCTCGAGCGCAGGCCGACTCCCGTGTCGATGCCCATGGTCGTCGCCCAGGCGTCGATTCCCCCGATCGCGAGCCTGGGCCGCGCGTCCAAGAGCGGATCGTTTCCCGCCGACGTCGTCCACGAGGCGTGGGGCGAGGTGGAAAAGAGCGTCGCAGCGATGAACGGCCAGCTCGCCGACCTGACCGCGAAGATGGCCGTGCTCGAGGAGGAGAAGAAAGAGGCCGAGCGGCAGCGCGAGCTCGAGAAGGCGCGCGCGAAGGGCGCGGAGGAGGAGCGGGACCTCCAGGCGCAGAAAAACCTCGACGACATCAAGGCGTGGGACCGCCGGCTTCGGTGGGCGAAGATCGCCGGCGGTGGCTTCTCGGCGATCATGGCGGCGATCGCGGCGCTCTCGCACTTCTTGCACTGGTGATTCGTCCGAGGTGAGGTCGACCTCACTTCGAAGGTAGGTTGCCGGGGAGCATGGCGAGCGCGGTCACCCTGGGCCCTCAATTCGCCGTCGACCCTCACTCGTCGATGGGCAAGGAGCAGCCGATGACCTTCGGGTCGGGCTTCTCTGCGCGCACCCTCATCTCGAGCGATCGCTACCAGCTGCTCGCGCGGCGCGAGTCGTACGGGGAGTGCTGCCAGCACCAGCACAAGCTCGTCGACTTCGACGGCAATCTGCGTCAGCCAGGTTCGCCGACCAGCTATCCGACGTTCGCGAGCTCGCCGGCGCCGTGGTTCGCCCCGCTCGCGCAACGGTACCCGCGCGCGCAGTACCCGCTCGCCAAGCTCATCAACAGCGCGTTCAGCGCTCTTCTGTTCGGCGAGGAGCGCACGCCGTCGTTCTCGTTCCCCGGGGACGACGACGCGACCGACTACGCAAACGCGCTCGCCTCGGCGAGTGAGCTCTGGACGAAGTTCCACCAAGCGCGAAACTGGGGCGGCAACTGCGGCACGGTCGGCATGTCGTGGTGCTTCCACGCGGGCAAGCCGCGGGTCGAGGTTCACCGCGCGAAGCATCTGTTCGCCCACGAGTGGGCCGATCGACAGGAGCTCATCCCGAAGGCGGTGAGCGAGGTCTACGTCTATCCGTGGCAGGACTGGGACGACCGCAAGAACAAGTTCGTCCGGAACTGGTACTGGTATCACCGCTATTGGGACGAGACGCAGGACGTCCTGTTCGAGCCCGTGCCCGTGCGCGACGATTCTGGACGCGTCGTCGAGCCCGTGTGGACCCCCGCGGAGCGGGTCGTTCACAACGACGGCGAGGCGCACTTCGCTTGGATCCAGAACATCCCGAGCGACGACATCGACGGGCTCCCTGACTACGAAGGGCAGACCGACGACTTCGACGACCTCGACGTCGTGTACTCGGTGCTCACCCGCGGCACGACGCTGAACCTCGACCCCACACTGGTCCTGAAGATGGATCCGGCGATTCTGGCGATGAGCCGGAGTATCTCGAAGGGATCGGACAACGCGCTCAAGGTCGGCTCCGACGGCGATGCGAAGTACCTCGAGCTCGCCGGCACGTCGGTCACGGCGGGGCTCGCCCTATTCGAAGCGAAGAAGCGCGCAATCCTTGAGGTCGCTCAGTGCATCCTTGCCGACCCGAACGAGGTTGCGGCCGCCGGCGTGTCCAGCGTCGCGCTGAAGCTCATCTACGCGCCCATGCTCTCCGCGGGGAACGTGCTGCGCGCGACGTACGGCAAGGCGGCGAAGCGTCTCGTTCTGGCGATGATGCGCGTCGCGCGGACTCGCGAGGACGAGGAGGTTGTCGTCCTGCCGCCGCGGGTCATCAACGAGCCCGACCCAACGACCGGTGAGAAGACCGAGAAGCTGCAGGATCGGAATCCGGGAACGAGCGAGGACATCGACGCGAAGTGGCCCCCGTACTTCCAGACGACCCCGGACGACCGGCAGAAGGACATGACGACGCTGAGCGCGGCGACGGGCAACAAGCAGGTGCTCTCTGTCCGCACCGCGAACGAGGAAGCGGCCAAGGCGCTCGGCAAGGACCCCGACGACGAGTGGAAACGGCTGCAGAGCGAGCAGCAGGCGGACCATGAAACGGCCGCCAACGCGTTCGCGGATGCCGACGCAGGCGGGCGTACGACGGAGCTCACGAAGCCTTTGCCGGGCGACGGGGAGCTCAAGATCTCGAGCACGGGGGAGGACGACAAGCCTGAACCCCCGAAGATGCTCCCGGGCGGCGCCCCCGGTGGGGTCCCTGGCGCGCCCGGAGCTCCAGGGGGAGTGCCGGGGCAGCCCGGGAAGCCGGGCGTTCCTGGTGGCGCTGGGAAGCCGGGCGCCCCCGGTGTGTTGCCGGCGCTGCCCAAGCTCAAGGGCCCGAAGCTCCCGCCGGCGGGAGGGAAGAAGGATTCGGGCGGCGACCTCGACTTCGAGGACGTTCCGGTCGTCAAGCAGCGCACGACGTACACGTGCGGCGTCGCGTGCTTGCGTTCGGCGCTCACGTTCTTCGACTTGCCGACACCCGGCGAAGCCGAGATCGTCGAGTCGATCGGAGTCGACCCGAAGATCGGCGCCGAACCGAGTGAGCTCATCGCCGCAGGCGAGGCACTGGGCCTCGAAGCGCAGGTGCTCAAGAAGTCGTCGGTCGAGCAGATCGCCGATGCCAAGGAGCACGGCGCGTTCATCGTCTTGCTCATCCAGTTCTTCGACGATCCGGCGGAGGATTACGACGAGGGCCACTACGTCGCGTTTCAGGAAGCGAACGACGACGGGGTGTCCGTCATGGATCCCGCGCGCGGGGAGGCGGGCATGCGCACGCTGTCCGAGGAGGAGTTCGTCGCTCGGTGGCACGGCGTCTGGGAGGACGGGGAGAAGGTGAACCGTGGCGCGATCGTGTTCCGCAAAGCCAAGGACGCCGAGTAGCGAACAGCACGCCTACCACGTGCTCCACGTGCACGCGGCGAAGCGGTTCCGCGCGATCGCGTGGGAGTCCGTCTGCGCGTGCGACCTTTGCGTTGCCGCGGAGAAGCTCCTTCGCAGGGCAGGATTACCGCGCGCGCATCTCGCGAAGTGCCCGGTGTAGCGGCATCATCGATGGGTGATTCCCGAGCCGACGAGAGAGGCCGTCGCGGAAGTGTTCCTCGAGACGCTCCACACCGCGCTCAAGGAATTCGTCGGGGCGAAGAACACGGAGGAGACCCAAAAGAAGATTCACGGCGCGATCGTGAAAGCGCTTCGCGCGACCTTCGGTGCACCGCGCGCGGTGCCGCAGTACGGGACGGGGATGGCTCCTGCGGTTTGGACTCGCGACGAATGCGAGATGGTCGCGCGCACCATCGTCTCTCGGTTTCTCGCGTCGTCGGAAAAGTGAGGTCGACCTCACTTTCCTAGCGGCAACCGAACGGTGCTCATCGGGTGGGGACGCCCGTGGTAGTCCTGCTTGGCTTTCTTGTAGGCGCGCTCGACCTCCCCGTCGCTCTTGGGACGGAAGCTCGCAGGGATGGGCCACCGGGCCATGTGCGCCACGACGGTCTCCCTGTCGTTGGGCCTGTTCGGCGGAGTCATGAACGACTCGTGGTCGCCGTCGTAGTTCACGTAGTCGAACGGCTCGTTCATCCTGCGGATCTGCCCGTGGACGTTCACCGAGTCAGGGCCCGTGCGATTGTCGAACGTCGCGACGAGGATGCGAAGCATCGGTCCGATGTCGGCTTCGGCGCGTTGCATGGCTTGATGGGAACCGCGGTTGTACGCCCCGTGAAGCTCCGTTCTCGTTAGCCTCTCGGCCCATGAACGAGGTGCTCCTTGGAGGAACGGCGACTTCTCGACGAGCGCCTCGCGCACCTCGTCGAACGGCTTCTTCGTGACGACGGCGATCGACAGCTCCTTTTCGAACTTGCGGGTGACCTCGAAGCCGTAGCGCTGCAGGATCCCCCCTCCGCGACCGTCGGGGTGCTCGACCATCAAGCGGCGGACGACCGAGGCTTTTGTCCCTGCGATCGCCGCGTCGGTCATCGCCGCTTCGTCGAGAGCGAGCCCCGTCGTGATGCCGGTGAACTTCGCCTCGGCTGCGGTGAGGTAATCGGCGACCCCTTCGGATGCGGCGCCCGCGGCGTCGACCGCGGCATCGGCGATCTGCGGTCCCATGCGGCGCACGAGGAGCTTCATCACGTCGCGAATTTGGCGGATCGTGATCTCCATCTGTTCGCGGGTGAAGGTCCCTTCTCCGAGCGGGCGGAGCCGCTTGTGCCGGGTGATGCGGTACGCGAGATCGTCCTCGGCATCGCGCAAGAGGCGGTAGAGCGCTCGTCCCGACGCCTTGTCGCTGATCGCGATGGCTTCGGCGCGAGCTCGGCGAAGGACCGCCACCGGATCGGTCGTTTCGGGCACGGGAAGACCCTACGCGGAAAGTGAGGTCGACCTCACTTTCACAGGGGGCGGCATGATCTTCGGCATTGGAACGGAGAGGACGGGACTGGAATGGAACGGACTGGCAGGAAGTGAAAACGCCGTAGGCCTTGCCGGGCCTACGGCGTCGTTTGAAACGAAAACCTAAACGGAGAACGAACCGTGGATATCACGACGCAGAGCAACGGACACGCGACGAAGGGACGACACGAGGGGGTGCTGCAGATCAAAGCGGCGACGAGGACCCCTCAACCCAAGGAGATGGAGATCGACGACATCGAGGTCGTCACCATGCATGTGATGATCGTCGGAACGAGCCAGCTCATCGTGAACAACTTCGGGTGGAAGGGCGCCCAGCAGATGGAGGACACGCGGGCGCTCACGGCTGAGGAAAAACGCGCGCTAAAGAAGGGCGGCAAGCCGGCGATCACCCCAGACGAGATCGAACGGCGCTTTCAGAATGCGCGACTCCTCGACAGCAAGGGACGCGACTGCGTGCGCGCCGACTGGATCAAGGGCGCTCTCGTGACGGCCGTGAAGTACAAGGAGATCGGGATCCCATCGACGACGCTTCGCGGCGTCGTCTACGTGAATGGCGACCTTCTCCCGATCGAGTTCAAGCCGCGTCCGGCAAAGGACAGCGACGAAACGATCACCTACTACGGCAAGGGACCGGGCATGCGGCGCGACACTGTCCGGGTGAAGAACTCGTTCGGGGCGAAGCAGCCGGACATCCGTTACCGCCCTTGCTACGACGACTGGTCGGTGAAGTTCGCCCTCTCTTTCGAGCCGAAGCTCATCCCTCAGACGTCGCTGTACCACCTGATCCGCCGTGCGGGGATGAGTGTGGGCCTCTGCGAATGGCGTCCGGAAGGACCGGGAGGTGGCAAAGGTGGCCAGTTCGGACGCTTCGACATCGCGGTGAAAGGGCTCGACAAGTGAGCGCCGCGCTTTCACGTTCGGCGCCCGTCTCGTTTGAATACCTGGGAGGCCCGAAGCTCGCCGATCGGGACGCGCCGATCGTCATCGCGATGTGCGAGCAGATCGTCGAGGACCGAGGACGCCTCGACTCGAGTGAGCTCTGGGACGAGTTCGTCAAGCGCTCGCGCCCGAAGAACAGTCCGACGCACCATCTGTTCGAATGGGACCCCGCGAAACAGTCGGCGATCTACCTTCGCGACCGCGCGCGGGACATCATCACCCAGGTTCGCATCGTTTGGGAGGATGCTCCGGATGAGAAGGTGCGAGCGCTGCCCACGGTCATCGTGGAAGGGAAGCGCGGGCCGTACCCGATGCAACGCGTGCTTACCGATCGCGACATGATGAAGGGGCTCATCGAGCAGGCGAAGCTGGAGGCCGATCAGTGGGCGCGGCGTTACCAGCAGTTGTGCCATGTGGCGGAGCTGCGCGGGGTCTTCGCTGCGATTCGTCGTATGACGAAGAAGTAGGATCGGAAAGAACAGGAAGGGAAAGGAACGGACCGGCAGTAGCGGAAGGGAGCGGCGCTGATCGGATCGGAGGGGAGTGGAGGGGACCGGAAAGGATAGGATCGGCAGTAGCGGAAGGGAGTGGAGTGGGAGAAAGGGCGCCAACGGCGCCCTTTCGGTTTTGCGCGGGCTTGCGGCGGGCGAACGGTAGGGGGTACCCGTGGAGGCAGAGACGGCAAGGAAAAAGCCGCCTCGTCACCCCGGAGGCCGACCATGGCGAAGTGGATCCTGCTCAACGAAGTTCTTCTCGGCGCGCAGCCGGGCGGTTCGGTCCAAAAGCTTTTTCCAGGTGAGACGATCAACGACGCGATGGTCAGCACCGCGCAGATCGTCGCCGGCGGAGGCATCCTATGGCCCGCGACAGACCCCGTCGTTGCCGCGGCCGCCGCGAGCGCGATGGGCCTCCTGAAGCAGCGCGGGCAGGGCCAGAGCCCGAAGCTGTCGAATGCGCTGCTCGCCGCGGCGCTCTACAGCATCCTCGGCGGGCAGGACGGCCCTGCACTCGGTCCTGCGTACTCGGGTGGTGTGGGGGGCATCGCGCAGAAGGTATCGCTCGCGCTAGGGTTCGCGCAGTGCACGGCGGCCGCGCTCACGCAGACGTTCAACATCGGCGCCGCGCTCCCCGCAGACAGCCGCATCGTTTCGGCCAACCTTCGAATCGCGACGGATTTCTCGGGTGGCTCTGTTGCGAGCGCTACGCTCAGCGTCGGTGTTGCGGGCAGCACGACGGACATTTTCAACGCGGCGAACATCTTCACGGGAGCCACCGTGTTGAACGTGTCGAGCACGGATGCCACGGGCGGAGGAGTGAATCCGCAGGCGTACTACGCGGCGTCGTCGCAGCTCGTCGCGACGCTCACCACGACCGTGGCAGACGTCAACGCGCTCACCGCGGGCGCGCTCGTCGTCGACGTGTTGTACGTGCCGGGTCTCTAGGAGGTCGTCGTGGACAAGCCGTTCAAGATCAAGCCGACCCCGTCGCCCGAACCGGGACCGAAGCCCATCCCTCCGGGGTACTCGGGTCAGGTCCCGATGGGCGACGACGTTCGAAAAATCACGTCCCCCGACGGACCTCGCAAGGGCTACTCGACGGAGAAGGACGGCGCGCGCGTGTTCAAGGAGGAGAAGCCGTGGCCCCCAGCGGCTCCCCCCGCGAACAAGCCATTCAAGGTGCAGTAGTAACCGCGTCGTCGTAAAAGTGAGGTCGACCTCACTTTCAGGAGACTCCCCATGGCGGACAACGGAAGCAAGAGCGGCGACGGCAAGACCTCCCCCTTCGGACCCGCGCAGGGCGAAGGTTCCAAGGGCGGTGGCGTGAACCTGATCAAAAACCCTGGCGGCAACCCGCCCCCGGGCAAGGGGCACGACTTCATCACCGAGCCCGACGGCAACAACGCGAAGGGGTCGGGCAACGACTTCGTGAAGAACCCAGGAGGCAGCATGGCCGAAGTACCGAAGCAGAAGACGGGCACGTACCGGAACGAGTCGAGCGTCCCCAAGGGCGGGCCCACTCCGTTCGTGCAGGGCGGCGCCGAGCCGGCTCCCGGGCGCAAGGGCAACAAGGAAGGCTTCAACGCCGGCGGTGGCCCGTCCGGTCCGATGCACAAGCCGTTCAAGGTCAGCTCGAAGTAACGGCGCAACGTGGGACTCGCTCAGGTTCTCGTTTCGGGCTCGCTCACGGTGAGCCCGCCCACCGTGGTGGGCACCGTGTTGTCCTCGAGCCCGCTCGGGACGGTGCCCGCCGGCGTGAGCCAGGTGCCGCTCGTGCTCTCGACGAGCCCGAAGCAGTCGGCGGTGAACACGGGGTTGCGGCACAAGGCGTTGAACTCGCCGTCGAGCTTCGTCACGTTGAGCGGGCTCGGGGCGAGCGACGACGTGACGACGGCCGACACGCTGTACCTCAAGAGCGACTCGGCGATTCAGATCCGGTTGACGATGCAAGATCCGGCGGGCGGTTCGCCCATCGTGAGCATCGAGACGCTGATCGGGTTGAAGGTGCAGGAGTTCCCGCAGGCGGGTTACCTCACCCTCCTCGAGGCGATGGGCATCGCCAACCTGGAGCTGATGATCTCGGGCCCCGCGTAGAAGTGAGGTCGACCTCACTTTCCGAATTGCAGCGCGCGCCCCCGCGCTGATACCGAAGAGGGCAACCCAGGCACCCGAGAGGATGACGCGATCATGAGCGGATACCTTCCCCCCACGAACAGCCAGTACGAGTCCGTCCGCGAGGCGCTCGATCGCGCGGACCCGAACAGCCTCGCGGACCTCAATCGCATCCTTGCGATGGGCGACGTCGTGCGTTCGGTGCCCGTGCACTTGCAGGGCGTCGCGGCGAACACGGCAGCGAACAGCTCGCCCCCGCAGCTGTCCACGCTCGGCGCGGTCCCTCTGCCCGAGGACGCGAAGTGCGCGTACATCCTGCGTTGCACCGTCAAGAAGACGGGCAGCGGCGGTGCGGCGCTCGGCGAGTTCACGGTGGAGCCGTACGGCACGACGCCGGCGACCACGCAGGTCGCCCCCGCGCCGAACGGCGACATCGTGTTCCTCGGCACGGACCTCGTGCAGGAGGCCGACATCCTGTACGTGCCCCACAAGGGCGACGTGTTCGGTCAGCTCGCGAACAGCAAGTACGGGATCACGTCGCTCACGCTCAGCGTGAACGCGTCCGGCTTCGCGGCGCTGCCGACGAACCTGTCGGGCAAGGCGATCCTGCTCATGTACGCGAACGTCACCGTCGGTTCGGTGACCGGGCAGAAGATCATCCTCGTGCCGTCGACCACGGTGGTCGCGACGACCGAGGCGGCGCTGTCGAAGGACGGCACCGGCATCTGGTTCAACCTGGCGACCGATGCGCCCACCCAGTGCGTGGTCGACGTGCTCTGCTACAGCGGCACGGGGCCCGGCGTGGACGTGAACGCGGTGCTCGAGGGGACGTCGACCTCCACCTGATCGAGGCGGCAGCGGATTGAAGCGCACGGGCGACGAGGGCCCGTGCGCTTTTGCGTGTGACGAGGACAACGAGGAGGAATTCCCATGGCGGAAGCAGCACCGGCGGTCGATCCGAACGCATCAGGCGTCACCACACCGGGCGGCGCGCCCCCGGACACGAAGACGCCTCCCACGAAGGTCGAAGGCGGCAAGCCCGACGCGAAGACCGAAGTGAAGGTCGACGCGAAGCCCGAGATCAAAACGGACCCGAAGCCGGGCGAAGCGCCCGAGCCGGATGACGATGCCGATCTCCGCGTCACGGAGAAGAACGGCAAGAAGTTCATCCAGCTGTCGCAGGACAAGTTCAAAGATCGGCTCCAGAAGCACACGAAGAAGGAGCTCAAGGAACTGTTCGGGACGTCCGACCGCAACGAGATCATGCGGTGGAAAAAGAAGTACGACGAGTTCGAAGCCGACGCCGAGAAGCGCAAGCGCGAGGAGATGACCGAGCGGCAGAAGATCGAAGCCGACCGGGATGCCGCGCTGAGTGCGAAGGAAGTGGCCGAGCGCCGCGCCGCGCGAGCGACCGACTACGTCGACCGGCAGAAGACGCAGCGGAAGGTCGCGGCCGTCGCACGTGATCACGTGCACCCGGACAAGCTCGACATGGCGCTCGGGCTTTTTCGTCTGCATCTTTCCAGCCTCTCGAGGAAGAAGCTCGACGCACTCGTCAAGGACAAGACGGCGTGGGGCGAGTGGTTCAAGGACCTCGCGGTGAAAAACCCCGAGATGTCGAAGGCTGGCGCGGTGAAGGTCGACGAACCGGTCGAGACGAAGACCGAGAAGAAACCGGCGGGCAACGGGCTTTCGCCGAAGGACAAGCCGCAGCCCGACAAGGGCGGTTCGAACGGCAAGAGCGTGAAGGAGATGACCCCTGCCGAGCTCAAGGCATTCGCCGCGAGCAAGGGCATCAAGCTGTCGGGCGATATGCAGTTCGTCGATCCGACCGGGGGCGGGATGCCGCGCCCGCAGCAGATGCTCGGGAAGTGACTTTCACGCAGCGGGCTTGACTCGCGGAGGCTCGCTCCGAAAGGATGGGCCCCAAGCGACGAACCCTGATCCACCGAACCGGCGCGGGTAAAACAGCCGGGAGCCTTGCAGGGGAAGAAGCGGCGCATCGCATGGGCGAGCGCGGTCTCATCCAACTCTTCGAAAGAGGTCCCCTCACATGGCTGGTCCCACGGGCATCGTCCTCGGCATCCCGCCGGCAATTCTGAACCTCATCCAGACGGGCTTGCTGGAGAGGGCCTTCCACGACGCGCTGCTCCCGACGTTCATCTACCGGCAGGAAGCGCTGTTCGAAGAGTGGGTCGCGAACGTCGGCACGCAGGTCGTCATGACCCGCGCCGGTCTGCTCGCGCCGAACATCGTGCCCCAGGTTCCTGGGACCGACCCGGTGCCGCAGACGCTCACCTACGAGCAGTGGATCGTCACGATGCAGCGGTGGACCGGATCCATCGACACGCACATGCCGACCTCGGTGCTCTCGCAGGCCGACCAGTTCATGCGCAACATCCAGCAGCTCGGCATCCAGGCTGCGCAGTCGATCAACCGCGTCTCGCGTAACGCGCTCTTCGTTCCCTACCTGTCGGGGCAGACGATGAGCACGGTCGCGGGCCTGTCGACCGACACGCAGATCCAGGTGGCGAGCGTGAACGGGTTCCAGACCATCGTGCAGCCGGCGACGAACGTTCGTCCGGTCGCGGTGAGCTCGGCGAACCCGTTGCCCATCACGATCCCACTGTCGAGCGGGACGACCCTCACGAACACGGTCGTCGGGATCATCCTGAACAACCCGAACGATCCGAACAGCCCGGGCGTGCTTCTCCTCGGGTCCACACTCGGCACGGCGGTCCCCCAGAGGACGCCGGTGTTGTCGGTGTACGCGCCGACGGTGGTGCGCGCGGGCGGTGGGTACGGCGTCGACGCGATCAGCGCGGCCGACACCTTCACCCTCACCGACATCAACAACGCGGTCGCCGCGCTGCGCGGCAACAACGTGTTCCCGCACGACGACGGCTGGTACCACGGCCACCTGCCGAGCAACATGAACGCGGAGATCTTCAACGACCCCGCGTGGCAGCGCCTCAACACGGCCTTGCCCGACCACCCGAACTACAAGCAGGGGTGGTTGAACCCGGCGCTCGGGGTCATGTTCCTCATGAACAACGAATCGCCGTCGCTCACGACGACCTCGGGTCAGGTGAACGACAGCGCTGGCCAGAGCTCGGTCTACGCCTTCGACATCGGCGGCGAGGTCGTGAACGCGGCGGGAGTGCCCATCAACCGCACGCTCATCACCGGCAAGGGCGCGCTCATCGAGCGCGGCTTCGACGAGATGCAGTACATCTCGGAGGCCGGCGTGACCGGCAAGGTCGGCGAGTTCGACACGGCGAACCAGGGCATGAGCGTTTCGACGGACCGGTTTCGGCTCGTCATCCGTTCGCCGCTCGATCGGCTGCAGGACGTCGTGTCGAGCACCTACTCGATCTCGACCGCCTTCGCGGCGCCGACCGACATCACGGCCACGTCCAGCGGCGCGCTCTACAAGCGCGCGGTCATCATCGAGTCGGCCTAGTCGACTCGGCTTTCGAGGGAGTGCGTCCCTGCCTGGGGTGAGGTAGCTTCCAGGCGGGGAAGCGAAGGAGGAGAGGAACATGCGACGACCGGTACCCGACATGCCCGAGGCGGCTCCCGCAGAGCCGGCTCAGAACGCGATCCCCGTATTCGCCAGCCAGCGAGAGGCGGACGAGGCCCCCGGCGGCACACCGGCGGTGTACGAGATTCGCGACCCCGCGGTGGAGGCCTTGCAGAAGACGGCCGCGGCGATGCTGCCCGCGAAGCTCGACGATGCGCATGCCGAGATCCTTCGGTTGCGCGAGCAGCTCTCCCGCGCTCGTCCGGCGCTCCTGTCGAAGGAAGAGGACGAGGCGGCACGCAAGGCCGTCCCGCCCGCGCGTCGGTTCAAGAACATGGAGCGCGAGACGCGCACCTTCATCGACGCGAACGGGCGCATCTGCCGGATGCTGCCCAACAAGATTCTGGACGAGCGGTACTTCCCGATCGAGTTCATCGCGCAGCAGGGCTTCGACCTGAAGGAGGTCGGTCCTGAGGTGCGGCAGATCGGTCGGTTCTCGTTCCAGTCCCCGGTGCACTGAGGAGCGGAACGGAGCGAGCGATGCCCGACGAAGACGTCACCCCGAAGAAGGATCCCCCCGTCTCGAAGAAGACGGGGGCGTCGGCATCGCCCACCCTTCCTGCTCCCGTGGAGCTCAGCGACCACGATCGGGCGAAGGGGTTCCGCGTCCCGTTGCGCGATGCCGTCGTCCACGTGCGCGTGGCGGCGAGCGCGGACGGCAAGACGGCGGAGCAGAGGTGCCCGGTGACCATCCTGCCGCGGGACCACGCCGAGATGCATGCGAAGAACCCGGGCCTCCTCGTGAGCATGAAGTGCTCGGCGTGCAAGCAGGTCGCTCCGACGAAGAACTTCGTGTGGCACGGGACGAAAGAGCCGGTCGGGATCTGAAAGTGAGGTCGACCTCACTTTTCGCGTAGGCTTGATCCATGGCGCTCACGCCTGAGGAACGCGTCTCGATCAAGCACCACCTGGGCTACCCGAACGCCCAGATGATCGAGACGTTCGTGCTGGGCGTCCCTGCGGCCATGGAGTCGTTGTTCATGCTCGAGGGGGCGATGAACGCGGTCGCCCCTGCGGCCGAGGAGCGAGTGCGCCAGTCGCTCGAGCGGCTCGAGAGCGTCGATCGGCAGATCCACGACAACCAGGACGCGCTCGTTCTTTCGAAGGCGGACGAGGTGGAGTTCCGCGAGAACGAGCTCGAGCTTCTGCAGCGGCGCTACACGCGGTGGCAGGGGGAGTTGTGCAACCTTCTCGGGGTCCCGGGGCCCAACCCGTTCGACGCGCGTTTCTCGGCGGCATCGGGTCAGGGTATCAACGTCAGCGTATCCCACTGAGGAGGGTTCCCCATGAATCGAATCGTCGCGATGGTGTTTGCGGGCTTGCTCGTCGTCTACGGGGTCGTGTTCTTCGGTCACGAGTTCCCGAAGACGAGCGGCGAGTTCGAGGTCGCGCAGGCGACGGTCGGGTGTGCGAATCCGAACGCCGTGAGTCCCGCGCCGCTCATCAATGCGAGCGAGCAGCTCGGCATGTGCATCCTCCAGGCGAGCGTCGCCGACCTGGTCGACGCGATCGCGGCTCCCGCGACGCTCATCCCGGCGATCATCGGGTCGTGCATCCAGTACGGCGAAGCGACGGCCGCGCAGGTGGTGCAGCTCATCGAGGAGTACTTCGCGTCGGCGCCGGCGGTGGACGGAGGGCTCGCGTTGTCGTCGACGCAGGCGGCGCGCCTCAAAAAGGTCCACGACGCCGCGAAAACGCTCGTCGCAGCCGCCAAGTAGGGGCCCCCAACGCCCCGCCCACGCGCCCCGTGGGCGTGCTTTCGGGTGGGGGCGGGGTAATCTGCCCCCATGTCCCGAGTCCGCCCTCTTGGGCCCCGCCACGCGCGGGAAAGCATCCTTCAGCGCGTCGCGCCGATCGTCGACAAGGCCCGGCAGATCGGGGTCCGTTCCGGGCTCCGGTCGCGCCGGGTCTTTCTCGTGTGGACGACGTGGGACGGCGCGGAGCGGGGGGAGGGCAACGAGGTCGAGCTCTCGCGCATGGAGCTTCTACCCACGCCGCGGGTGACGGGCCTTGACGCGGTGGCGATGCAGTCGTTCTCCGCGGGCGTGCTACCCGAGGGATCGATCCGCGTCGAGCTCGTGAGCGTGCTTTACACCGAGGCTCAGCTCAACGGGTTCATCGTGCCCCCGAGCGAGCGGTGCCTCGCGCCGCTCGTGTGGAACCCGCCTCCGCCGAACGGGTCGTTCTTCTACGAGGTCGTGGAGGACGGCCGCGGCGACGTTCTTCCGACCCGGCAGAAGTACCGCCTCGCCTCGCAGGTGTGGCGGCGCGAGGGGCGCGTGTCGTGGAGCTTCGTATTGGAGCGAATCTCGGAGGACTCGACTACGGCGGGTCCTTCTCGGTTCGCTCCTGGTGGCGGGCCTCCGCGCGGCGACGCGTACGGGTGATGCGTGGCGAAGGTTTGGAAGCTCGCGGATGCGGGTTTGATGATCGACGCGATCAAGAAGGACGTGCACAAGGCGGCCATGGAAGGCTTGCTCGCTGCGGCATACCGGGTCGTCGCGCACATCGTCTCGACCGTCATCCCGTCTCGGCCGCATCCGCCGGTCGACCGCGGGGCGTACCGCGCGGGGTGGCGCGCGAGAAAGGACCGCGAGGGGGCGATCGTGGAGAACGTCGCCCCGCACGCCGCGGTCGTCGAGTACGGAGCTCGCGCGGCGAACATCAAGATCGGTCGAGCGATGATCACGGCGCTGGCCGCGTGGGTGAAGCGCAAGGGGATCGGCGGTCGGATCGTGACGAGCAAGGACGGGAGCACTCGTCACATCAAGGCGACGAACACCGAAGCGACGAGCATCGCGTGGGCGATCGCGATGTCGATGAAGAAGAAAGGCATCTTCCCGCCGAAAGGGCTGCGCGTGCTCGAGGAGGCGTCGAAAGAGATCCCGAAGTACATGCGCGAGGAGATCGGCCGTCGGCTCGAGAAGATCTAGTCGTCGGCCTTGCGCTTCTTGGGCGGTGGGTCTTCGACGATGCGCGCGCGGGGTTGGGCGCGGACGCATGACGGGCAGATGCGCGGCATGCGGCCGCCACCGGCGATGCGAAACACGCGCCTGCGGTCCTTGTACGTCGGGTGCGCGCCGCACTCGTACCGTAGCTCGCTCAGCGACTTGTTGTTGTCCTCGTAGCCCTTGACCGCGAGGAGGTGGTTTTGGTCGCCCCAGATCGTCACGTCGACGAACGGCCTCGGCTCGGTCTTCGCGAGGGGCGGAAGCTTCCGTCTCACGTGGGTTCGGTCCGGTAGGGTTTCAAGCTCGCGTCGTACACGTCGTTCAGCATGTGGACGACGGCGCGGTCCCATTCGCACGGCGAACTGCCGTCGTGAAAAGCAGCGAGTGCGAACCCGTTTCCGTCGATGAGGACACCGTCCTTTCGGAGCCTATACGGACCGTGCGCCTCGATGAGTTCGCGTTGCTCCTTCGTCATACGGAGATGATGCCGCTAGAGTGTCCTTCGTGAACCGCCCTCCGCGTGATCCGCCGCTTCCGCCGTACCGCGACGCGTCCCCGGGGACGCCGGCGGCGCAGCCCCCGATCCCGCCGGGTCCTCAGCCGACGCCCATCCTGAACCCTCCGCAGGCGCCGACGCCGGCGCAGCTGATCCAAGGCACTCCGATCGGGCAGGTCTTTCCCGGACGAGGCAATCCGGGCAATCCGCCATTGGACGGACGTACAGCGGCGCTGCGCGTGCTCGGCGCGTACCTGACGGGCCTGGTCTTCTGCCGACCGGGTCAGGTGGGTGGGAACCCGGTGTTCTTCTCGATCCCGCCCGAGAACTTCTACGAGGAACGACCGGGGCCCGAGGAGGATCTCAACTTCCCGAGCATCGCGTGCATGAACGGCGACGTGACGAACAGGCCTCGAGGCATGGGCCCGATGCGCGCGAACGCGGCGACGAAGGACGTGTTCGGCATCGGCACGGTGCTCGTCCCTCAGGAGGAACGCGAGGAGGTCATCCCGCTGGAGGTGTGGTCGAGCCAGCTCCCCGAGCTCCGCGGGATGGTCGCGAAGCTCGAGCAGGCGTTCAACCCCACCGCCGAGCGGCAAGGGTTCATCGTGGTGATGCCCGACTACTACGGGCAGACCGCGCGCTTCATGCTCGAGCGGGTGGAGTGGCCCGACGACGGCGCCGTGAAAAACCGGCGCATGTGTCGCCTGTACGTGTTCGTCGCGTTCGATGTCGTGCGCCTGGTGAACTACGTCGAGACGACCGTGGCGGCGCAGGCCGATACCGAGATCCCCGCGTACGCGAACCCTCTCGTCGTTCCTCCGAACCCAGCGACCGGTGGCGCGGTGTACCCGTCAGGGCCGAGGTCGTGATCGGAAACTCGCAGTGGCCGGCGCAGACCAGTGGCCCGTGGCGTCTCCTTGCGCCGACGCAGTACGTGAGCATCTACGTCGTGTACGAACCCGCGTGGGGTTCGTACGATTCGAATGTCGCCGGCGAGTTTCGACGTGAGGTGGACCTCAACCGGCTTCGGATCGCGTCGGGCGTTCGGTACTACCGATGCTCGGCAAAAGGCCCGTGCTGTCCACCGGTGACCCTCGAGCTTTCGACGCGACGCCCGCTGCCGGTGCTCCCGAAGGCGGTGTTGCTCCCCAAGAGCGCCCCCCAAGCGCGCGCTGCGATGCGCGAACGACGTCCCGTACGGTCGCGACCAGGATTCGTGAAAGTGAGGTCGACCTCACTTTGACCCGTCCCTTGGTTTGCTTCGGAAGCGGACGCTCTGACATGCTCCGCCGCAGATAGAGCCACCCATCACCGAACCGGCGCGGGTAAAAACAGCCGGGTAACGCGGGTAGCGAAGTCGCGATGAGCACGGCGGAGGCTTCCACCCATGTCAATCGGATTCACGAGGCGCTGGACCTACGATCCCGGTAACTCGGTCCTTACCCAGATCGAAGGGGTGATGATCCTCGACCGGAGCCCCCCGGCGAACATCATCGGGGTAGGCACGGGGACGACGGCAATCGTCGGCGAGTTCGAGAACGGCCCTTTTGGTGTGACCACCGAGGTCACGAGTGCGACCCAGCTCGCCGCGGTCTTCGGCGGCTTCGGGTACACCTACAACGGCATCGTCGGGCAGAACCCGAGCGCGCGTCAGCGCTTCGGCGACGGCGCGGTCCTCGCCGAGTACTGGAACGGCAACGGGGCCGTGCAGTTGAACGGCAAGACGTTCTCGCGCCTGCTCATCATGCGGGTGAACACGTCGTGCGGCGCGGTGCAGTTCACGCGGCAGGCGAACCTTCTCGGTGGGCAGAGTTTCTCCTACCAGCTCACGAGCGGGCAGCACCTCGACATCTCGATCGACGGCGCTTCGGCGACGGTCGTGACGTTCACGGGCGTCGCGGCCACCGTCACCAGCGGTTCGCAGACGTACGCCGCGATTACGGCGGGGATGACGTTGCAGCTCGGCGCGGACGCGATGCCGAACTTCACGGTCGTCTTCCAGGCGACCGACACGACCCAGGCGGCCGTGATCGCGCGCATCAACCAGTTCGCCGGCTTCACCATGGCGGCGACGGTGTCCGGCACGACCATCTCGCTCACCGGGCTTCAGAAGGGCACCGGTGGCCAGGTGCGCGTGCTCGGCGGCACGGCTGCGGGCTCGGGCGTCCTGAACTTCACGGTCGCCAACACGAACGGCACGGGCAACGTCGCGAACATCGCGTCGGTCGCTCCGAGCGAGCTCAACACGGCGGTTGCGCTCGCCACGACGAACGCGGTGCTCGTGGAGCAGCTGCCCAGCGGACAGCTGCGCATGTACCTCGTGAGCAGCAACCCCGCGACTGACACGTTGAAGATCGCGTCGACGACGACGGCGCTCGCCTTCGGGTTCCCGATCGGGGTGACGGACGCGGCGTCGACGGGCAACGCGGGCGTGATTCCCGCGGGCACGATCGTTGGCGTGTCGGGTGGGAACCAGTACGTCACGATGCAGAGCATCACCGTCACGGCGACGGCGCAGACGGGCATTACGCCCAGCGGCGCGGGTCCCTACTCGGTGCCCATCCGGCCGGCGACCGACGACGACCTCACCGTGACCACGGGCGCGCTCGTGAACACGGTGACGGTCATCAACCCGCTGAGCGTGATCACGCTCGACAGCTACGCGGTGACGAACCCGTTGCCCGTGGCTGTTCCGTTGACCGAGAGCGCGATCGACGCGGCGTACGTGAACGCCATGGCGCTCATGACGAACCCGCAGGACGTGTCGCACGACATCAACATCATCTGGTCGGCGCGGCAGTCGGACGCGATCCGGCAGGCGCTCAAGGTCCAGGTGCAGCAGGTCGGCGACGGCGGTGGTCTGGGTGTGCTCGGGCGCGTCGCGGTCATCCGTCCGCCCATCGGCACGCTGGCGAGCCAGGCCGAGAGCTCGGTGGCGCAGCCGGGCGTCGGCGCGTACTCGTACGAGCGGATCATCTACACCTACCCGGGGGTGACGACGAGCATCCCCGCGATCGCGACCATCGGGCTCGCGGGTGGGACGGGCTTCACGGCGACCGGCGTGGTCACCGTCGGCGCCGATGGTTTCCTCTGCTCGGTCATGAGCAACCTCCCGCCCGAGGACAACCCCGGACAGCTCACGGCGTTCACGGGTGCGGCGATCGCGCTCGAGCCGAACGTGAACGGCGGCGTCGCTTTGGCGCTGCAGGACTACATCAACTTCAAGGCGAACGGGATCTGTGCGGCGAAGTTCTCGTACGGAACGCTCATCTTCCAGAGCGGCGTGACGAGTGTGAACCCTGCGAACTACCCGCAGCTCGCGCCCATCCACCGCCGGCGCATGGCGGACTTCATTCAGGACTCGCTGGCGACGGCGCTCGATCCGTACTCGAAGCAGCTCATGACCCTCGCCTTGCAGCAGGCACTTACGGTCATGGTGCGCGGGTTCCTCCTCGGGCTTCTGTCGCCGACGAACCTGAACCAGCAGCGCATCGCGGGCTTCTTCCTCGACACGAAGACGCCGAACCTCGCGCCCCCGGGCGGTGTGTCGCCGACGAGCCTAGGCATCTTCCGGATGCTCATCCTCGTGACGACCTCGCCGACGATGGACGACATCGCGCTCGACACCCAGATCGGCGACGACGTCGTCACCACGCAGACCAGCTAGCGCCGGAGGAGGCGAAACACCGTGGCAACGAACCAGAGAATTCGAGGCGCAGACGTCGCGATCGCGGTGACGGCGTTGAACGCGCTCGTCGATACGTTCACGACGATCGACAGCTTCGGGTCGACGTTCAAGTTCGAGAAGCTCATCCAGCGATACCTCGGCGAGCAGACGGTCCGCACCGACGAGATCTTTGCCGGCGTCGAAGGGAAGATGAAGCTCCACCTCTGGGACGAGGAGTTTTTGAGCTTCATCCTGCAGATCCAGTCGCGCGCCGAGCGCGTCACGCCGACGAGCGTGTTCAACATCGTCGCGACGATGAACTTCCCGAACGGGGAGGAGCCGGTCATCAGCTACCCCGATGTGAACTTCGGGGACATCCCGCTCGAGATGCCGAACGGCAAGGATTACGTCGCGATGGATCTCGACTTCATTTGCAGCGAATTCGACGTGCAGCTGTAGGCGAGCGCACGCAAGAAGTCAGGCGAGATAGGGGGGCCGGTGAGGTTGGAACGCGCGGGTCCTCGCCGCGTTACCCTCCTCCTCTCCGGCTTCACCGGTCCCTTTATCTCGCTCGTTTCGTGAACCATTCGAAGAAGTCGTCGGGGTCGGGCGGCTCCGTGTGTCGCACGGCCGCGCGCAGTCGCGCGTTCTCCGCGTGCAAGCGTTTGAGATCCTGCGCCGCGGCGCGCGCCTTGACGATGAGGTTCGTATCGACCATCCACCGGCATACGAGCATCGCGGCGTTGCGTCGCTCCTCATCGCTTCCGGTGCCTGCGTGTGTGGCGATCGCGAGCAGCTTCTCGATGACGGCGATCTTGGTAGGCATCTAGTTCTCGGTCGGATCGACGTTGCTCATGCTCATACCGAGCCGGACCGCTTCGGCGGCTTGAACGAACACGGGGCGGTGGACCGGGCAGAGGTCGAGGAGCACGCGGTCCAGGCGGCGACCGTTGGCCAAGATCGCAAGCACGACGATGACGGACACGCCCGGGGTCGCACGCGTGGGGTCTTCCCGGTTCGTGGTGTCGGCGTGGCACGCGACGCACTGCGATTCGTCGTCGCTCATGAGCGGATGATGCCGCGGGGTTGAGGTCGACTCCGAATCGGGTAGCTTGCCGAGTCGAGAGAGGACGGAGGGACCCCATGACCAAGACTGCGAGACAGCTGGAGGCGCCGCCGTTGCCGGCCGCGCCGATGACCGACACCCCGAAGAAGCGACGAGACCTCGCCTACGTGCAGCAGGCGCTACGCGCGAACGCGCGCGCCGAGCAGGGTGAACAGGGGGACGATGGGGTCGACGACGAGGTCCCGGAGCCCGGCGAGGAGGACGTCGAAACACCCCCGTCCGTCGCTCAGGCGGCCGCCAACGGGGTCCAGAACCCGGCGACGGGGTTTGGCCCGCCCGAGTGGTTCAAGATGCCTCCAGGGGGCTTACCGGCGGACATCGAGCCCGGTTCGGCCGTCGGCTTCATGAAGTTCCCCGTGTGGGTGACGGGAGCTCCCCAGAAGGGCGAGCGGCAGTGCGCGCTGCGCCCGCTCACCCCGGCGCTCGAGCGGTTCGCGCGGCAGGCCACGAAGGGGGACAAGACGGGCTACGAGACGACGGCGAACCTCGCGAAGATGATGATCTGCGTCGTGGACGGCGCCCTCCCCGAGCTGTTCAAGGCGGGGCACGCGTCGGTCAACCACTTCTGGGCGGAGATCGGGCCGAAGGCGCGGCAGGCGATCGTCACGTTCTATCTGCAGACGCATCAGTTTACGCAGGCGGAACGCGACCGTTTTTTAGCGGACTGTTTGGCGGTCCGGACGGTCGGGTAGGGCACCGCTACCGCCGGTGGGCGGAGGAGCTTTGGTCGACGCCGGCGACGGTGATGTCGATTGACGGGGAGGAGCTCGTTCGCGCTCGCCGGCGACAGATGGTGTACCTCGACCACTACGGCAGCACGCCGATGCATGCGTGGGAGAACCGGAGCGTGCTCGCGCTCGAGGACGCCTACGCCGAGATGAACCGGATCATCGGCCGCGAGAACGGCGAGACGGTTTCGGACGACTAGAACCGATCCCGCCCGTCCTTGTGCGGATCGTGCACGCGTTGCCCGTGGACGAGCCAGCACTCGTCGAGCTCGTGCAACACGAGCCGACGCACGATGCCGTAGAGAAGCTCCTCGTGCGGGATGCGGTTGAACAGGTCCATGTTGAATCGCTCGGAGAACACGACATCGATCATGAGTTCGGGATTGAGGCGGTCCTTCACGTACGTGGTGACTTCGATGACGACGATGTCCGCGTATGGGGCTGGGATGATCCTCGACTCGATGCGCATGGGCAGGGGGAAACGGGAGACATCGAGTCCTTCGATGGGCGAAGGGTAGGCATTCAACGGAATGCGAAGGGGAAGGGGAGGCGGTTGTCGGTCGTGCTCTTCGATGACGACCTTCGGCATATCCTTCATCCAGCTGCCCTTGCCGATGAACCGGTTGTCGTTCATCCGATGAGAATGCCGCGAAGTGAGGTCGACCTCACTTTCCGGTAGCGTCGCGTCGTGCCCCACGTGTCGAAAAAACAGCGCCGGTGGATGCACACCAACGAGCCCGAGATGGCCGAGCGGTGGGAAGCGGAGACGCCCGACAAGCCGTTGCCCGAATCCGCGCCGAAGGACGACGACAAGAAAAAGAAGCCGAACAAGCTCGCGCGGTGGGCGAAGAAGGGCGCTGACTGATGGCCGAGCACCACAAGGTCGAAGCCGAGCTCCACCTCGACGACCACGCGAGCCACACGCTCGAGCACGTCAAGGAGGGGTTCGAACACCTCGGCGAAAAAACCCACGAAGTTCAGCATGAGATGACGGGCTTTCTGAAGAACGCCGCGTCCATGGCGCTTGGCATCGAGCTCGCCGGCATGGTCGAGACGATGAAGTCGATCGGCGAGGAGGTCTTCGCCGCGGCCGCGGGGATGGAGGAGCAGGAGAAGGCGATCCGGGGTGTGATGCTCATGACCGACGACGCGGGGACGTCGCTCGAGGAGATGGGCAAGCAGGCGCACGAGTTGAACGAGCAGTTCGCAGGGATGTCGGTCGAGACGGGGGCGAGCAAGGACGCGCTCGTGTCGGCGTTCACCGAGATGGCCGAACGTACGGGCATGGCGAGCGAGGACGTCGCGAAGCTCACCGGGTCCATGGCTCAAGCCGGCCGCGCGGTGCCCGGCGGCGTCGATGCGCTGTCCACGGGCTTCGCGAACATGGCCGCGGGCATCATCCGCGCGCGCAACCCGATCGTGCAGCTCATCGCGGCGACGGGGATGCTCAAGGGCAACGCGAAGCAGGTCGCCGAGCAGATGAAGAAGATGAGCCCCGAGCAGGCGATGAACCTCGGCATCGCGGCGATCGAGAAGATGGGCACGAAGATGAAGGGGGTGCCCTTGTCGTTCAACGAGACGATCGCGAGCATGAAGGCGTTGCGCGAACAGATCTTCGAGGCGATGGGCTCGCCGCTCCTCGCCGCGCTCGGCGGTCCGTTGAACCAGATCCGCGACTACTTCATCCAGAACAAGGAGGCCGTCGCGAAGTGGGCTGAGGAGGTCGGACACGACGCCGGCGAGTGGCTGAAGGAAGCGTTTCAGTATCTCCAAGACCACGGCGAGGAGATCAAAGCCGCGCTGCAGGAAGGCGGGCGGTACATCAAGGACGCCGCGATCACGCTCGCCGAGGTCGTGCACTTCATGTGGGACCACCGCGAGGCAATCGCGCTTGCGTACGGAGCGTCGAAGGTCGCGGGGCTCGGCGGGGCGATCGGCGTGGGAGGCATTCCTTTGCTCGCGGGAGTGGCTGCCGTCGGCGCCGGGGCGGCGATGGGAGACCAGGCGGCGAAGCTGGCGCACGAGACCATCGGGACGGGCGGGCGTGATTACCAGGACGAGCAGGCGCGCGAGGCGGCCGCGCATCAGGCGGCGCTCGCCGGCGACATCGATGCGACCAAGCGGTTCACCGACGCGATGCTCGTCGCGCATCCCGAGCTCCAGGCGGTCGCGGACCAGATGATGGCCACGGCGCGCGCCGGCGAGGTGTTGAACCGGAAAGCTGACGCGCTCACCGAGGCGTTCAACGGGCAGGTGCTCCCGAAGGACGTGGCGGGGCT